ATAAATACCTTTTCCTAGCCCAAGCATTTCCTCTACGCCATCGGGTAAGTTCATCCGCAGCTGTCTCTTGGGTAGTGTGGCGAATTCATGGCCACCTTTTGCCTTCATATTTCTTTTTCTTGCACCACTTTGGCGCTTGTCAGCAGCAGTCGGAGTATACCACCCTTTTGATCTCTTTGATTTTGTTTGTTCAACTCCTCCAAAAGCGCTTCTTTTAACCTTTGCTTTAACCCATGCAGAATCGTCATCACGCTTGCCAGGAGCGGCCAATAAGGATGTGTCCGCTTCGCCTTCTTCAGTTGTGGGTGGGGCCTCTTCTTCGCCTCCCATCTCTAGATCCATTTCACCCCCCATATCACCACCGCCCATGTCAGCTAACTCTTCACCGCCGAGCGCGCCCATATCACCTCCTCCGGCGCCCTCGGTGGCCATGGCCTCTTGTCCTAACATTTCTATAGATTGAGCAAAATATTTATCATAATAAAGTTCTCTTTGATTTCGTAAGAATTCCTCCTCAGACAAGTCAAACAGATTTCGAGCAATCCATCGCTTACTAAAATATCCCTCTGCGGCTTGAGCAGCGACACTAAATTTAGTATTCCAGTGTTCTAATTCTTGAAGTTCGGAAATTTTAGATGGATTGTTCAATTTAATTTTAAACGACAATAAATCATCACCTCTATACCCTATAGTATAAAGATGAATAATGCCAATCTTTTCTAGCTCAGTTGTAACGGATCTTTGAAGTCTCTGAATTGTTCTAGCAAATCTAATATCTTTTTGGGCCAAAGTAGCCTTGTCTTCATCAGCACCCTCTGAACGAGACAGATAAGATGCTGGCACTTTAAGAGCTGAAAACAACTTATCTCTTAAATATTTAACGTCATCAATGTCTCCGGTATAGGTTCCGCCCGGTAAACTTACAATTTCTGTACCTACTCCACCGCGTGTGGGGATAAAATAATCTTCCTCAACGGACATTGGATTGTATCTTAAGTCAACCCTTCCCGAATCTTGATCAACAATCTGATTACGCTTCATCGAAGTGATAACCCGCTGCATATATTGCTCAACATCTTGGGGAGGGATATTTCCAACATCAACTTTGAATACCCTACGTTCAGGTGCTCTCACAATTCTATATGCCATCATCGCATCTTCTAAAAGAATAAGTTGGCGCCAAATTCTTCTCGCTGAATCTAGAACAGACGTACCATATGGAGCGAACTTGTCATTCCCAAGTATTCTAAAATGTCCCAATTGCCAGTTTTCAAAAGTGACACCACCGGAATTCCATTGATATTGTACATAATTTGGATTGGTTTTATCTTCGCCCTCCAACCTTTCTATCTGATCAGTGGGCAGTCCAATAACTTGTTTGATTCCCGTGTTTGCATCGATGTCTAAATAAAGATAAAAATCTCCATACTTACACATTGTACGACACCAACCAAATAAATTAAATTCCACATTTAAAACATTAAAAAATAAGGTATCTAATATTCCTTTTATCTCTTCGTCGTGGCAATCAACATCAATTATCTTTTTTATGCCAGTGTGTGTTGTCATTTCATCAGCATAAATATCTAACGAAGAAGCAATTTCAGGCGTGTACTCCATTTGATCAAAATCCGAATATCTCTGCAAACGAGACTGGGTACCCATCATATATGAAGAAAAATTGTCAAAAGGATTGTATCCAATTCTTTCAAATTTTTGACCTGCAACATCCTTAAAAGTAGTTGCATACTTGTCCAGTCTTCGTCGTCTTAGTTGCCGTGTATTCTGGGATCGATAATTAATCAAAGGTCCAGAAAATAATTTCGTTAATCTTCGGTATAAATTTGAATCTGGATTTTTTGGGTTTTTAGTGCTTTTTACTTTTTGACTTGGATCCATCTATTTTATCCTCTTAGTAACCATAGAAACTCTTTCATTTTCTTTTTTTCATCAATAGCTTGTTCAAACAGTTCTGTTTGTCGAGGTTTTTGCATTCCTGGTATTCTAGAATCAATATGAGTTTTATTTGTCATTATACAATTTATAAACGCTTTTTTATACTCTATCTCTCTTTTATTTTCAATAAGTACTGTATCTCTTACCCAACAACCAATTGCACATGCCATAATTAAATCATCATTATAACCTCTTTGTGCTTCTGGCTTACCATTCCTCCAAATAAAAGTGTCTAACTCATTAATTAGCCTTCTAGAATAAATAGTCAGCATTTTGTTTCTTATATATTCTTCGAATTTAGCAACAATTAAGGGCCTTGTTTTCAAAGAAGTGGTAAATCCGGCGATTGCAGAAGAGTGAGTTTCGGCTTGGTATTGATCAATATAATCATGAGAAGATTTAATCGAGTGATATAAATTTGGATATTCCTTATCTTTTAATTTATCCAACACTGCATAACCAACACTATTATTTTCTACCACCACCATCGCATTTCCGTATTCTCGGCCTGCGCTGAAAACTATCTCCGAAAACAAATCAAGCGTTACTTTCCCCTGATATTCAGCAATAATTTCCATAGTTTCTAGCTTAAAAATATGAAAAGTGCTTGAATCTGCGCCGTCACCGCGTGCCACATCTGCTACCAATAAATAAGAATTTCCAGGCTGCGCTTCTTCCCAGATCCAATAATTCCGATCAAGCCCTGTTCTGTATTTTGGGTCCTGAATATGCTTTTTTAAGTATTGTATATCTCCACCATCAATAACGGTTTCACCGGACGTATTGAAATTACATTCATACTCTTGGGCAATTTGTCGCTTGCTCATATTTTTAGTTTCAGTTTCAAACCACTCTGGATCCCTATCTGGATGTATATCCCAATTAAGTTTTATTGGAAAAAATTCATTCTGGCCAGCTTCAGCTTTAATATACGCGTCGTGAAACCAATCACCCACGCCATTTGGTGTCGAAAGAGCCACACAACGACCCCCGGTAGAAATTGTGGGATAAAGGCCGGTCCACAAATCAGATAAATTATCGATATGTGCCGCCTCATCAATAACCAAAAGCGACAGTGATTCTGAGCGGCCGGCATCTCCGGAAGTTGAAGACGCTTTCACTTGAGACCCATTGCTTAATTCAAAGGAATTTTTGTTATCGACATCAATACTAGCAATCTTTAACCAGTCAGGCAAATGTTTAATAATTCCCTTAACTTTTCGCACAAGATTTGCAGCTGTATTTAATTTTGTCGCTACAACAAGAACATTTTTGTCACGATGAAATAATAGCATCCAGGCAACATAAGCACCCACAATTGTAGAAATGCCTAACTGTCTTGCCTTAAGAATAACTGTAAATCGGTAATCGTTAAAATCATTTAGAAGAGCATCTTGGTAATCATATGTTTTAAACGGGATTAGGCCTTTGCCCGGGTGTGGTATTTTTGCATAGTTTCTTATGAAGTAGCGTGAATCTTTGCCACACTTTACCACTTCTTTTAATATTTCTTTCTTTGTTAATTTGTATCCCATTATACCTTAACATTGCTAGACTTTTTTGCTCCAGAATATTTTGGGCTACCAGTTTGAAGCCACTTTTCAACAGCGGCTCTAAGATTATCTTCTGCTTCTCCGGGGGAATTAACGCCAACGGCCTCTGTGTCTTTAAGACCACCAATAGTATAAACTTTTTTAGCCTGGCACCAAGTCCTGATCTTAGACATATTTTGCAAAAGAACATCACAGGGTCCATCAGCCTTTAATGTCAAAGCCTCACCAGTAATTTTCTTATACTCTTTCTTTAAAAACTTAGCGATGTCAGCATAGGTCTGCTCAATTTCGCTATCCAGTTTGGTGTTATGAAAAGCTTTTATTGACAACTCTGATTGATAAGTGACAATAAGTTTGGGGCCTGAGATGCGTACCTTAAAACCATCGATTACCCTGGAGTCATTAATAGCACAACCATTTTCACGGGCAAGACCGACTGGTTTATCTTCACCATCAACCACAAATCTCTTATCATGTGAGCCATCATAAGCGTTGGCTGCAGCCTGGTTTATTCCTTTTATGATTTCATATACAGATGCCATTGTTTATTGCTCCTCTTTTGCAAGTTGTAGGCCGGCGGATTCAAAGGCTCCCTTGATGTCGTTTAGGGAAACATGCGGCTTGTTTTTAAATGTAGTTTTAATAACCGACCATAACTTAGCCTTAGCTTCTTCTGGTAACGTTAAAGCTCTAAGATCAGCCGGCTGCTCATCTTTTGTTCCATCTTTAATTGATGGTGTAATTGATGGTGGCCATGTCCCCTCTTCTTCTGCTTCTGCTTCTTCTGCTTCTACATTTTCATGTAGAAAATAACGGGGATCAATCCGTCTTTTGTTTTTTCTAATCACGCGTATTTTCATTTTTTGGTCTCCATCCGTTTAGCCACCGCTCTTCATTAAATTCAACATATTGAATATAACAATTAAAACAGCAATCAAACTTGTTCATATATAAATCGTCTTTTAACTTAAAAGAATATATTCCACATCCAGAACACTTTCTTTTATTTTCCTTAGTAATTAGATTCTTTGAAAGGAAAAAGCCGTCTTTTTCAACTTTCTCTTTTTGTATGTCTTTTTTATAAAACTTCTTAACTTCCTCAAGATATTCTTTTTCTTTTTCGTCGGTCCAAAAAGACTTAGGGTTAACAATTGTTTCTGCACCATATTTCTTGGCCATGGCCTTTTCTATTCGTGCTATTTTATTTAAATCTTCTTCGTCTGCCACAGCTACCAACCCACGTTAAAAACGTACTTATATTATAAGTTATAAAACAAATAATTTTAACAAAAAAGGAGGGATCCCTCCTTCCCAAG